CCTCACTGTCAGGGTAGGTAGCACCCGAATAACTGTATAGAGTGTCGAGGAGCCTCACTGTAGAGACGTGTGCCCGCTAAGCCCATTACCGGCATGTTTCATCCGCTCTGGGTCCTCTATACAATTACACAACATAAGAAAAGAAGACATCAAGTTGCTTTATCTGTACAACATCTGTTTTCGAAGTGATTGCCTTAATCTTACGCTCTATCTCAAATACTTCCTTCCTGTTTAGTCCAAATCTAAAACTCAAGAACTCACAATATGCATCATAGTCATTACGTCCTTGATGCCACATCCTTGGCTCATCAGCGTACTTGTCTATAACAGAGTACTGGTTCTTTCTTCCTAACTCTATCATTTTATCAGCTAAAACAGAGAATATTGGTAATCCATCAGCCCAGGCTTTCAAACATTTACCTTTTGCGAAACAAAGTCCTTGTCTCATCTCTTCCATTTTCTTTGGTTTGCAATTTGGAATCTTTGTTGACCAACAATTTGTTTGAAAAATCCTCGCTGGGATCCTAGTCATTCTCAATTTATCTTTAGCGGTCCAGAAGAAATAATTTGATAGAAAACTCAATTCTTGCATATCACCAAACTTAACAAGTTTGCAGATTTGTCCCAAACCGTGTTGGATCAAACCTTTTGTTTTAGTGAAAACAATATCTATTGCCCATTTGAGTTTATCTATTAGAGACTTAGGTAAGGCCATCAAAACATCATCACCTTTTACTTTCAACATTTTATCGAACTTCACTGAAAACTTCTCTTCTGCAATGTAGAAAGTGTAGAGCCAATAACTAATCATCAACATAGTATTTCCAAAAGTAGTCCATCCGTCACCAGATGCTCTACCTTTAGCTTTATATTCAATGTCTCCATCAGCTGCTGTTGCATGAATAGTTATTGATTCTTCAAGAGCTCTTTCTAGATCTTCTAAAGTTAAAGGCTCTTTAAAGGTTATGTTAGGATGCCTTGCACATGACATGATTAAATAGTTCATTAAGAGGTTATGTTTCTCCCTCTGAGTCATATCAAATCCAGATCCATCGGATTCTCCTCCTATATGATCGGGTATTGTTTGCAAAGAATCATTGATCTCCTCACAGATCTGTATCCAATTCTTTCGCCCACAATACTCTTTCATGTATTTGTCTGCGATATACTCAAGAAAGTTTATAAATGCATTTGCCATCATTTTCTTTTCATCTGTAGGTCCGCAAATTTGTCTTTCCTTAACATCATTCACTGGGTCATCTTTCATCTCATGTGGTACCTCAGTAAATTGTAGTTCTTGTTTAGGAAAGCATTTATATTTTAAGTTTCTTCTAAAACCTCTTACAGTCTCTTTATACGTTCTATTATCATTGAAGAATGCTTTTCTTAAATTATCTTGGTATGCTTTATTGTACCTACCGCCTCTCAACCATTCTTCAACATCAATGGTGCGGGGTCCTTCTTCGTCTAAATATTTTAAGAAACCTGGAACGTATTTTTTTTTAAACCAGTGCTCATATTTTGCAAATACAACGGGATCTTCAGTGTTCAAATTTCCGCAAGCACGTAAACTAGCAGCCAATTCTGTTCTTTTACATCCATGTATAACAGTTGGTGTTGTTAGTTCACTACCATAAATAATCGCAAAGATTGATCGTGCTCCCATTTGTTCTTTCTCCGTACATGGGATTTTCTTACCGTCTATCTTCCACTCTCCCTTCTTTCCCATCTTTGGAACCTGAGATTTGTATACTTTCCATTCTTCAGGAACATTGATGGAATTTTCTGGAAGCATCTCTCCTTTTAAAAGGCGAGATGTGTCGCGCACACAAGAGGAGGGTAGACAGTAATAAGGGTTCCCTCCCTTGGGCGCATCCTCTGTTAGGAGGATGCTATTGACTCCTTATAGGGACTTCTGATGTGAAGCACTCAATTTGAGTCCTTCACTTAATCTGCATTGTTGTTGAGCCCTAATAACTCTAGCAATAATATAGGCGTCAGTTAGGTGCATAGCGCGTACACCCAAATCTTTTTCTATGTCTTTCTGAACAGCTGCCATATTATATTGTAGAGAACTAATCATTGTCTTACAACCTATTTTCATGTAAACCATGTAAACATCTTCGAATCTAGCACTGTAAGAGAATTTATTTACTCTAAAACCTAAGGAATACCATTTTGAATCAGTCAAAGTCAAATTTGTGTATGGTACTCCAGCAACACATTCGTTAGTGAGTTTCTCATTCTTCAATTCACCGAATGGGTTGTTGTCTTTGAGTAATTGCCAGAGTGCATTGCATTCTTGTCGCACCTCTTGGCTTGAGAAGTCAAATATTTTATCCCCGCAAGTTACGAGTCTGTTGGCCGCGTTATCAAAGTGTAGGGCCTTATCTTGACTCAGACGTAACTGTGCGTCATTTATACGGAGTTCTTTTGATTCTTTGCTTTTATTTGATCGTGAGCTTGCAGTAGAGGTTGTTGAATTAGATCTATTGAAGATGAGTGTATCTTCCTTATCAAGTTTAGCTTGTTCTGCTATAATCTTATCTTTCAATTGTACCAATTGTTTGTTGGTGAGTGGTTCTTCGTTTTCTAACCAAACCTTTGGTAAAAGCTTTATTCCTCGTATACCAGTTCCTTCTTTCTTATTATAAACGTGAGGTATCGAGACACCACCATCTAGAAAATCTATATCAATTGCTTTGTATGTATAGACTCTACATAGTCTATATGGTACATCATGATTCTGAAATTCCTCAAGAACCTCAAATATCATATAAACATCTTCTTTGACATAAGTTGCAGTTGTCCTATCATAAAACTCTATGTCTTCCAATCTATATTGCCAGGATTCTAGACCTTCAGTTCTCAAGATTCCGTGTTCGTAGGGGCAAGGGTTTCCCTTCACCTCCACTTTCACACATCCATTGAGATCTATCTTGTACTCGCTTTCTGAATCACATCCTCGACCTTCACTTCCAACATAATGTCTTGCATGATCATAGTCATTGAATACAATGAAGGCTGGGGTATTTTCGTTCAAACTTTTAGTTGCGATGTACTCTAGTACTCCGGGATAATAAATTGAATCGATGCTCATAGAAACTTGATTTTCTACACCACAAATATTGCATGGGCTAGCAATACTTCGAGTGTGGTGTGCTCTAAATGTATGAGCGTCAGCCCTATGATTACACACATTTGGCAGAACTGTGCCTTTTGCAGCTGTGTCTCTCATAAGGTCTCTTCCACATGTAACTGGTATCATACTATTAACTCGATCTGTCATTTTAGTTAATCCATCATTATCATACCAATTTACAATTCTGGTTCTACTTGCTCCTATATCTAAAGTCTTCTCTTGAGAATATTTCTGTAACACTACAGCAGTCATATAATTTCGCATTTGTGCACCGACTGGGTGTGGGTGGTTTTGGTAGCTTTGTAGATCTAATCGTGCTTTTCCATCTTCTGTCTTCGTGTCAAGCGCTTTGAAAAATCCTTTAATTGCTTGAGTTCCTTCTTTACCGAAGACGAAGGACGAAACGTATCGCACAAGCACTCCTCTATCGGATAGTTGCAAAGGGGGGAAATTGCGTGGTTGTTGCTGAGGTACAAGTGCCTGATTCTGATTTCCTCTTGCACCAGCTTGTCGTAGTCTTCCCACTCCTGCGCCAACTTGTCCGTTATTGTTTTGAGCGTTATTTCCGTTTGCATTTCTAAGCATATTGTGTAAGTATTTGTGTTTGTTTGTG